GATTACTCTCATATACACAATACTCTATTTTCCATATTGACTTCCGCTTCAGTTAATTACATTCAACTACGTAATCTACTTTACGATATACTAATATACAACATTCCTATTTCCGATACAATTTGGTTCGTCCTAGAAAAAATATTTATTTTATATCCACACATTTCCTTCGACATTATTTTCTATCTATATAAATTTTATTGGCATTTTAATAGCAATTATCGTCCCATTTACCACCTTGAAAATTTTTTCATACTTTTAATTTTTCACATCAACAACCCAAAGCCATAAATTTTCTTTTCAAAGTCAAATACCATCTATATGATTAAAAAATTATAACTTTTAATCATATTTATTTATTTATTTATTTATTTACTTGTTTTTTTATTTTTTTATTTTATTTATTTAAGTTTTTAAAATAATATGTTAATATTATCATCATAGTTTTATTCATTCACATTAGATGATATAATACTATTTGGATTTTTAGGTCTCTTCTTTGCGCTTCTTAATTGGTTTACGTTTCTTTACCGGTTCTTTAACCGTTTCCTGCACCTGCTCTGGTGTGGGTTCTTCAGCAACAGCTTCTTTTTCTACTTCTTCATGTTTTGATTCTTCAACACCACCCACATCTTCATTATCTGAATCTTCCACATGTGTGCTGTGTGTGCTATTTAGAGTTGATGTGTTATTCGCCTCTTCTGGATCTTCAATGTTTTCAGCCAGCTCTTTTTCACGTGCCTCCTTTTTTAGACGCTCAGCTTCACTGGAACCCAGAACAATATGACATTTGCCATATAGACTTGCACGCGGCTGCACAACCGCTTGAATCAACTTCCACGTCGTTCCAAATTTTCCATTTGCAAACCAAATGCCTCCGTTTTGAATGACCACCGCAATGTTTTGCCCTTTTTCAATAATATGCATCGGAAGCAACCCATCATTATTCGGATCTGGAAAAATCATCTCACGATCTGTGTCATACAACTCTATTTTGAAAACATCATCATAATACGGAATCTTCACACGAAGCGTTGGAGAACGTGTCAAATCCGGTTCTCCCGTCGCAGGATCTTTAGGATATTTCAGCATCGGAGTCCACAGCACATCTACCATATCAGACGTCATCCTCGGTTTGTTAAACCACTCCTTGCTATTACTAATTGCATCAGTTTTGATCTTGTTTTCAAAATTCGTAAGAGCTTCTAGCAACTTTGTAGTATCCTCGTTAAAGTTTGAATCTTGATCGCGAGGAAATTGCAGAGCCAAGTCATATGTTTTACGTCCTGTGCCTTCAAAATCGTTCTCATTTACACCCCATGTAAGCATAAGCGGGGTTGATAGAAACAGAACTTTCTTGCTAGACGCGTTTTGAATACCTACATTTTTCCCACCAGAACTGTTCACTTTCGGCTTGCTATAAAATACATCCTTATCAGAGTTGAATTCACTTCCGCTAATGATCATCTTATCACTCATGTTTTCTGCTGTTAAATACTTAATGGCTTATGTCTTTATATGCTATTTCAATTTTTACTCGTCTTACTTTAATTAATCACATTTTATAATCACATTTTCATATTAATAACACTATTTTCATCAATTTACCCAGTTTTAATCAATTTACCTTTATTTTAACCAATTTACTTAATGTAATCAATGTATTTCATCTTTATTGATTAGGAAGCTTATTAGTAAAATTTAAATTTACGTATGTTGGAACTTTTTTGCATTCAAATGCAGGCTCTGGACAACGCCCACACGGAGGACACGGTGGATACGTTGACGCATCTGAACCACCCGCCCCCTTTACATCTTCTACCGGAAACTGTGGTGGTGACATCATCGGCACGTTCAATGTGGTTGTTGGAGCTGCTACATTTGAAGCACCACCAGCTGATGTAACCGAGTTTGACACAACATTCGAACCAACATCAGAATTTTCTACTTGTGTTCCCAATGCTGTATTCGGTTGCATAGTACTCATTCCTGATACAGAACTTTCTTCTTCTTTACTACCAGATACCGCAGTGTCAACGTCCGCAAAATGTTCCATGTTTCTTATTATATAAGTTTCACAATACAATACCGTCATCATCAATAGCAATAAAGATGCTATCAGTATCAAATTGTCACTAACCAACCCGCCTTTAAAAAATTTCCCTAACTTAGCCATCTTCGTTATAATATATTATAATATTTTATAATATATTTTAATATACACATTTGAATTGATTTTAATTTGATATACACATTTAAATTGAGACAGATTAAGAAGTTACATTCCACATGAGGGACAATTCTTCTTTTCTTCATGTTCCGTTAGCTCTAAGAAATCTCCCACCTTAACACTAAAATCAATGGTGTATAATTTTGTGAAAATCCGTCATATTTGCATAATACATTAATTACATGTTTTCTTCACAAAAATTCTTTGTCACTATTATTCTTGACATATTTACACTCAAATCATTAAATTTATAATGCGGAATTTGTTCAACACTTTCGGCCGCTCTTTGTTCAAATATACAGTCAATTCGTGCAATTAATTTAGCTGTATATATACGATCCTTATAATATAGGTTTTCTAACATCTCCCCATTTTTTTCCTTAAATATAAAACCATAATATTTATTTATGTACTCTATTGAGAACAATCTTGATGCTAATAATTGTCTGGTAGTATGCAGAGCTTCATCCGTATAATCATCTATATCAGAATCTATATTGTTCAATACATCATTCGAACTTATAATTTCCGCTGCATACTTTAAGATCCATTTTTCCGCACGACCTTTATATGTATTATCCACGACATCTGTAGAATCTGCAGCATCTTCAGTAACCATATATTCGTAAGACCCACCATAAGCTATACACCCTAAGATAACAAATAGCAATAATAATGTAAACGATTTGTTTCCACTTAAACCCCTAAACTCATTCTTTGAAAATAACATTTTATGTATATAAATTATACTTATATTTTTTATAATTTTTTGGACTGAAAAATTTTAAACCAACTAGTTTAACTCATTGTATCTATGTTATCGTCATCCTCTTCCGTTGGATAAGCCGTGCCTTCGCCGGGTGCAGCATTAAGAGGGTTTGCATCCATTTTTGCTTCGATTACTGCTCTAAGTGTATCAAGTTCAGTCTTTATGTTCTTCAGTTCTTCGTTAATATTATTGGCTAAATTATTAATTTGACTTTTAATATTGTCCTCTATGTTATCTTTAAATAATAGAGTTTCTGATGCATTCTTGTTTACAGTATCACGTAATTTTCTTATTCTACTACTTAGCTTTTCTCGTCTTCTTTCTACCTCATCTGTTAATTTTTGTACATCTCCTGCAATTTTTTTTCTTTCGGTCTCATTTGTCATAATAGAATTATTTAAATCCATTCTAATGTTTTTTCTAAAATTTTGCAATCGATTCCTTAACCTATTTAATTGCTTTGCATTTCTTCTAAGGCGATTTTTTTGTTGAGTAATATTTCTAGCATTCTGTTTAGCTGATTGTCTAACTACTTTAAATTTTTTGTCAGCAAACCGTTTAAATTTTTTACTCATGTCACTCATGTTATTACCTATAGATTTTGCCTTTTTAGATTTTTTTAGTCCGCGCTTAATTTTTCCTATCATATATTCGTGTAAGGGTTTTGGATACATTCCAAAAAAATTGGTCTTTATGCTAACAACCACTAATATTACAAAAAACAGAAACAAAACAGTTGCTACATTTTGTTTTTCATATGTATTTAATTCCATTTATTATTTGTACACATAATTATTTTTTTTTTCATCGTATTTTAAAGTACAATACCAAATAAATACATTAAATTGTTTATACAATAATATTACTTCTAATATTAGTTCTAATATTACTTCTAAACATATCCACTTTTCAATTAATACGTTTATTTATTAATTGAAATTATATCTAAAATTGAATTCACCTGCTCAATATATACAAGATTATCCAGTAAGTATAATATATATGAAACTACTGTTTTTAGATACTGAAACAACCGGGCTTCCTCTCAAGCGCAATACCTCAATATATGATGTTGACATGTGGCCGCATATTATTCAATTGAGCTTCATTGTTTATGATACTAAACTGAATGAAATCACATGCAAATATGATGCTGTTATTCAACTACCAAATTATGTAGATATATCTCATGAAAGTATTCTCATTCATGGTATTACACGTGAACAATCACTTAAAACTGGGGTTCCCATAATTTTAGCACTAGAGAACTTACACAATGCTGTAAACATTTGTGATATTATCGTCGGCCATAACGTATCATTCGATAAACAAATTTTAATTGTTGAATATATTCGTTTAAACATCAAATCTAACCTTTCTGGAAAACCAACGTTTTGCACCATGCGCAATTATACAAAATTATGCAATATACCTAGATGCTCTAATAACAACTCTCAACACAAAAACTCCAATAATATTAAATATCCGAAATTGTCAGAACTACACATGCATGTATTTGACAAAGAACCATCAAATCTTCATAATTCTTTCAATGATATATTGATTTGTCTCCGTTGCTACATGAAACTGGAACATGATTTTGATGTTCTATTGTATTCCAGTACGTTCTTTGATGAATACTACAAACATTTTGATTCCGCATCACTCGATCTTGTCACTATTTATTGATTTTTGAAAACTTTATTATGTGCTTGCTAACATTATTTACCTTTACATCTGTCGTAACTTTAGACACTAAATCAATATATGAGTCTTCGTTGAAGTTGTTATCTTCGACATGTTCCATCTTCCAGTTGTGTATTTCTTTTATATGCTTGTCTTGAACCTCTTTTATAGAAGTCTTTATTTTTTCATTATTTTTGTGCCAAATATCCTCATCTTTTACGTATATAATTTCTCGTTTCACATCACTACATTGTATCGGACGTCTAGTGTTTTCAATCTCCTTTAACTTACGTATTAATACATTTGTCACCGAATTCTCTAATCCTTCTTCTTGCACCACGTCCAAATCATCCGAACACACCCGCAGATTCGACATAAAATCCGCGAGATTTATTGCATCCTTACAAGTATCATTCAAATATAAATGCAAATTAAAATTGTTCTGAATTTGTGCATTTTGTAACCCTCCTAGTTTTGATTTTATTTCTTCGTTTTCCTTCAACAAAATTTTGTTTTGCTTCAACAACTTGTCTATTTTGGTTTTTATAGTTTCACACTTCTTTTTGTGTTTATATAACGATTGGCGATGAATATACTTTTTACCACATTCACACTCATACATAGCTTTTACGCTTTTATCCGAACATGCCAGATCTTGACATAATGTATTTCTTTTTTCTTCATCACACATGTTTTATATACATTCTTATATTTGTATTATTATTTATATTTTTTGAAATATATATTTTTCATTTACATCATTTTGTAGTATTAATAAAAATTTCTCGATTAAATTTTTAATACTTAACATCTTCTATTTTTACAGTGTGATATATTTGTATGATGTTCGTGGACTGCTCTTATCTTATGTGTAGGTATAAACCTAGACAAGTATGTGGATAAAGTCCCCTACAGGACATTTTTCTAGCGTAAGTCCTTTTTTGGTCATGTAGAGAAGCTTTTTCAGGGTTTGAAATGGGTTGTTTACATAGACGTTACCATAATTTTGCTAAAGGAACCGCGGACATTTTGCGTAAGTCCATTGTAAGTCCCTTTTTTTTGGACATTTTTAGCTGTGTAGGGGGCATTTTATGGGAATGGTGCGTGTTTATGGTAAGGTTGTGTAAGGGGTATATTGGCGGGGTTATTGGGGTTTTTTGCGATTTTTTGTCACAAAAAATTCTGGATTTTTTCGTGGGGCTTTGACAAAAACCTCCCTACATACCAGTCTCATACTTTTTTGGACATTTTTTGGTGACAAAAAATAATATGCTCAAGTCGGTTTTGGACATTTTAAAAATGTCCATTTTCCCAAAACCCAATTTTCTTTTTATGTTTTTTTGTGTCCAAAAACCTGGATCCTTAACTATATTTACCATGTGATATATTTATATGATGTTCGAGGACTGCCCTTATCTTATGTGTAGGTATAAACCCGGTCAAGTATGTGGATAAAGTCCCCTACAGGACATTTTTCTAGCGTAAGTCCTTTTTTGGTCATGTAGAGAAGCTTTTTC